CAAACTCCATTAGCTGCTTTTTAAGCGCGGCTTCTTGTTGTAAGTAACTTACTTTTAAATTGTTTTTAGCAGTTTCTAATTGTATTTCAGACTGTACTAAAGCTTGTTTCTTTTGCGTTTCAGCTTGAGCTGCTGCTTTTGCAGAATCAGCATTTGCTTTTGCTTGCGCTTGAATATTTTCTTGCTGAATTTTTTGTTCTCTATCTTGTTTCTTTTTCTTTTTTATTTTTAATAATTGATTAGCGGTTTTTAAATTTTTAACTTCTCTAATATCTATAGCATCGTCAAGCTCTATTAATTTGCCTTGCAATGCCATTTGTATATTATTTTCTAATTTTTGTTTTTCTTCTTCGTCTGGTTCTAGTGTTAAAAATATACCGAAGTCATATAAATACAACTCAGACATTTCTTCTAGCGTTGCTACATTGTGCGCACCTATTGCTTGTATAAAAGCTTCTTTAGTAGGAGAGTATTCTATAATGTCTGATATTCTTAATGAAAGTTTTTCACATACATCAGCAGTTAAAAATAACATACCGTTAAGTATATGCCTTGTTGCAGTGTTTGAGTTTGCTGCTGCTAATTTTTGAACACCTACTAAAGCTCTAGAGTCTGGAGCCGAACCATCTCTTGCTTCATTTAATCCAGTTACATCTCTAATCATTTGAAGATAGTAATTGTAAGTTTGTATTAAACTTTGCATTTTATTTCCACCAGCACCATTAGATATTTGTTGTATAGGAACTTTGCCTGGATTTGGATCACCATCAGAAGTAAAAGATCTACCTATAACACTACCAGTTTGAAAAAACATATTTAATGCTTCTTGCGGATTATAATTAGTTCCATTGCCTAAGTCTATTTCTGCTAAACCATCTGCGTCTAAATAAACTCCATCTGGAACCATTTTAGCCAATACTTGCTGTAACTTTAAATGTGTTAATTGAATCATATCAGCAAAACCTGTTATTCTACTAACTAGTGATTCTATTCTACTGTTATAAATTCTTGGAGCAACTATAGAGTAATTCATTTTAACTCTATTAAAATCACTTTTAGAACGCATCATGTTTTGCACTTTACTCCATTTAAGTAATTTTTCTGTTCCTAAAACTAACACTCCTTCGTATAAACACTCTACTTGTCTAGTTAATTTAACAAAATCACCTTGTTTGTTTTCAGGCGGATTAAATGTGTCAGGTTTTTCTATTGCTTTTTCTGCTCCAGTAGCGGTTGTTTTTAACTTGTAAGTATCATTAGTAAATGTTTTATAGTTAAAATAAAGTACTTGAACCATATTTTTATCTTCACTATAATCATTTGTATTACCGTAGTTATTTCTTTGACCACCATAATTATTTTCTATTTCTTTTAACTCTTCTTCTGTTAAGTCTGGAAACTCTCTAACTAATTCGTTTATAGGTATTAATTTAACTTCGCCTACATAATATATATCTTCAAAGTAAGGTGAATTAGTTTTAGAATAAACTAAATTTGCTGGATCAACATAATCTACAGTAGCGCCTTCTGAAAAGTTAAAATTAGTTTTTATAGCACCCATACCACAAACAACTATATCTCTTAAAACTCTATTTCTAATTAAATCATATTTATTTCCTTCTAGCAAAACGTTTATAGCTTGTTCTTCAGCTATTTCAACTCCTTGCTTATAATTTAACTGCATGTGAAGTTCTAGCTCTTCTGTAGTTTCTGGAAGAGTATCTTTATCATTTTCATAAAAATCCATGTTAAAGTTTTCCAGCGCAGCGTCTTTAACTTCTTTTGTTTGCATGTCTCTCATTATAGACTGCATATACTCTGTTCTTTTATCTACTCCGTACTGGTCTTGAGAGTAAGCCTTAACTTCAAAATTTCTTTCAGCCATCCCATTAACAACTATATCTACAAACTTAGGTATTATCGGAACAGGTGTCCAGTCTAAATTAAGATATGACAAATCACCGTTAATAGATAATTCATCTTTATACTTAGCAACGCTTTGTTCTCCTCTAGCATATAATCTCAAGTTGTGAAACCTATTCCTTGAACTACTATATCTATTTCTATCTTTACTACTAAACCATTCTGATTCTATGGCTCTAGCTACTTTTAATCCGTATTCTAAGGTATCTTTTTCTAAATCACTCACAACTTGCGAGGGAAAACTTAATCCTTGGTTATTGTACATATTTATTTAATTATTTGAGATGTAAATCCTTTGTTATTGTACTTGGATATATTTATACTTACTTTTTGTTTTTCTATTTTTGGGTTTGGCGTATACATTTGTCTATTGCAAGCCATTATTGCTAATCCACTACTTATAGAAGCATCAAACTTTGTTCTTTTGTTTATATCAAATCCTGCCCAGTCGTTTAAAGTTCTGTTAAAATACATATTACCAAACTCGCCTTCTTTTATTTGTCCAACGTGACTCTGTATATACATTTCTATTGCAGCAGCATGAGCATGCTTTATGTCTTCACTAGAGTTTGGTATTCCACCTACTTCTTTTTCTGCAGTAGATAATTTGTTCCAAACTTTATCTGGTCTATTCATTGAGTAACCTCTATAACCTCTTCTTCGTAAATAATATAAAAGTCGAGGTTTATTATTTTCTGCTAATAATGGCATACCATAAAAAACTAACGCCATTAATACGTCTTCAAAAAACATATCTGCTGTTTGCGGTCTTGCTAAGTATTCTAAAAAGAATGTATTAGCAGGAGCGTCTTCCATTGAAAACTTTGTTAATCCGTGTAAAGATCCTTTACTACCTTTACCATCAACAGTGCCAGAGATGTCATAACTATCGCACCCGAAAGCTCCCATGTGCTCATTGCCAGGATATTTAATTCCATTTTTAATTAAAATTTTATTTTGAAGATTTTGATTTGGTACCCAACTAATTTTAAACCTACCGTTTGGATCAGGATAATATATTACTTGCGTATCTTTTACTCCACCTACCCATTGAAAATTACCAGTTGTAATACCAGTAGTTCTTGCCACTTCTTCATTGTAATCTATTTGCTCGTATATTTTAACTAAATTAAATATACTGTTTTTTGTTTCGTCTCTAAAAGCGTGTTCTGTAGTTCTTGGAAACTGACGATAAAACTCATTTAAACTATCTTGATCGCCTTTTAAACCATCTGCTTCGTTCTGCCAGTGTTCTACTATACCTGTATCAATTAGTTCACCGTCGGGTCCGAGTACTTCATCACATGGTGTATCAAATACTGGATGTCCGTACTCGTCAATAAATCCTTCATAGTTCCACTCCATTGGGATAAAAAGAGAATATAAGCCAGAGTTTGTTTGTCCATTACGATTTCTTCTTGATACATCTGATGCGTTATATAGTTTTTTAAAATTGTTTCCACCTTTATCTAAAGAATTAGATGTTGAGCCCATCATACATTTACCAACTATTTTACTACCTAATCTTAAGCATGTTTTTGTAACTCGCCAGTTGTTTAGTATATTATCAGGTCTTTCCCATTTACCACTTTCATCGTGTACTAATAAGTTTAGCTTTTCACCATCATAACTATTATCACCGGTGTTTTTCCAATCAATAGTAGTATCTAATCCTTGCAAGTGCTCTGTTTGTTCGTTTGCTGTTATCTTTTTTCTAGTAAACTTTGATGCTGGCACTCTATAAGCTAACTCGCTTTTAGGTCTATCCATACCATCTTGTATTGGTTTAAAGAAAAAAGGATAGTTAACAGATATTGGTACAACTTTGTCGGTAAACATTTTTTTTGCATCAGCACCACTTTTTGAAAGTATACCATATCTAGCATCACTTGATATAGTGGCTAAGTTAACTGTTTCAGCTGATGACATAAAAGAAAAACCAGAACGTCTGTTTTTTAAATAACACATCCCGTAACATCTTTTATCTGCTTTACATGCTTCCCAAAATATATAGAACAATCTATTAGCTTCTCTAAAATCTGGAGCTCCTACATCTATTTTACTCCATTGTAAATACATGTAGTGTGCGCCTGTTATATATGTTGGTTTATCTTTGTTTAAAAACCAAAAGCCTTGTTCTCTTCTTTTAAATTCTTTATCAATGTAATCAAACCACTTATCTTTGCTTTCTTCAGGATATGCTCTCCAGTCAAATATATTTTTTAATCTAGCTAGTTCTTTTGGATAATCAAGTTTACTCCATTTTTTTAATTTACTTTCATGCAGTTGCTTTGGCACTCTTGGCAAACCAATTTGCAGCCCTTGTATTTCAAGTATATCACCAATTGTACCATTTTTTGATATAACAACAATATCATGTTCTTTATTATATCCATATTTCCATTTTTTAGATTTATTAAGTCTACTTAGTGTAGTCTTTTTTATTGGTTCTACTATTTTGTATAATGTTTGTTCGTAACTCATTTTGATCTACCTTCTGCAAAGCCTCTAAAAACTTTTTCTTTTTTCTCTTCAGGATCTTTACCTTCCAAGATGTTTTCTTCTTCTTGTATTCTATTAAGTATTTCGAACGCGTCAAATATAGCTAGCTTTTTAGTAGCTGCAGCATTTTTTAGTCTATCAGCAGAAATATCATCTTCAGTATCAACAATCTCTTCTTTAGCTACTTTAATTAGCTCTTCAACCGCTCTGTGCCCAGCTTGGATTATACGTTTTTTCGTTTCCTTGATATTCATATTTAATTGTAATAAATTTTGATAATACTCTATATGATCTTACTCCATCTATAACAAACTCAAAAGTGCTAAAAGGTGTAAACCCAACAAAAGAGTTAACGTCAACACTGCCGTCAGAGTATAAAACAGTGCCAACGCAAGGCTTTTCATTTTTAATATTAAATTCATTTGTTTCTTTTATAGGTTGTATAAAACAATATCCTTTCGGAGCCACCCATTTATTTTTTCTTTTATAAAGAAATATTTGATCAGCATGAGCTATGTATAAGTTTTCATTTATAAAAGATTTACTATTTTTTTCTTCTCCTCTAACATTTTCCCATCTTCTAAAAATATTATGATGTACTATAACTTTGTCGCCAACTTTTATATCTGTTTCACCTATTTTTGGAATACTTATAACTTCTGCTTCTCTATTAATATATTGATGGTTAAACATCTCTGTGTTTAAAATAAGTTCTTTGTCTCCAACTTTTTTAATATTGTTGTATCTTTCACCAATAGGTTTTATTAAAAACCCATATATACTTTTCATTAGTATTGTAGATTATACTCAACAGATACTGCCATGTTTTTATTAAAGTCTTTCCAAGGCAAAACATCATTGTTTTTTTTAATATATACGGAAAACTTATCTTTTTCTTCTATTATATCACATATAGTATGCCCACCATATACTTCTTGACCAACAGAATAGTGCATAGCATCATTTTTGTAATCTTTGCCTACACTAATCTTTCTTATTAGTTTGCTCATCTTTATTATATTTTATTTTACCTGTTTGAATATCAATATCATCAGTTCCATAACTTTTCTTTACCTCAGTTCTAAATGATGTTATTTGACTTTGGATTATATTTATTTGGTTTAACAAATTGCTTTTTTGAATTTCTATTCCACCAACTTGCATTTGAGACTTATTAGCCATATCAATTAAGTTTTGTATTTGATTTAACTCTTCGTTGGTAATCTTTTCTGGTTTTGAAAGTCTTTTTGAGACTTTAGTTTTTGTTGCCATTTAATTTAATTTAAGTTAATTTATATAGAAGGACCTCCTTCAGCGTAAGCTCCTCCGTTTTGTACTGTTACTGTTGCTCCTGAAACTGGCTCTGTAAATGTAGTTGGATTAATTCCAAGTATATTAGAACCTTCAAATCTTATATATTGCTGTAAAAACTTAGCATAATTATATACATAAGCGCCAGACGGTATTTGTAAATCTATTACTTTAGCGCCTACTACCGCAGCAGCATCAGCATTTAAAGCTATATTCCATATTGCAAACTCATCTATGTGTCCTGCAAAATGATTTGTTGCTGATCCATTATTATTAGCAGCTGCAAGAAC